CTCGTGAAACTCCGCAGCAAAGGCGGCCAAAAGAGGCCCAACACTTTCGGCACACCTTAGCTTACGATCCGTACCTTTTACGAGGTAGGACTTTATTTTAATTGCTTCCGGATCTTTAGATGCCGGGTAGCCGTTATAGCTAGTCTCCATTAGTAACGCTCGGTGTGGATTGTTCCGCTTCTGGGTTTAGATAGCGTTGATAGTCTGAATTGGCTGGGTCTGTTGGAATTGAAAGCATTACTCCGTTTTCGTAGTAAGCATTTATGGTAGTTCCGCCCATAGGATTTTCAATTACTTCGTATCTTGGTTTCATTATAGTTCCGCCGATGCTGCTAGAGATGCTGAAGCATTACTGGTTTGTATGTATCCTGCTTGACCTGCCGTGCCTGAAGCTTCTGTTGAATTGTAAAAAAAGATGACATTTGCAGTGGTCTGAATTGTTGCCAAAGTAACTGAGTTAAAATTGTCAGTTCCACCATTTCGACCAAAAGCATAATAATTTGTTCCAGTTGTTTGTGTCAGCGTTGGTGCAGTTCGCATTGGCACAGGCGTTGGAAATACGCAATCCAATTCGGTTGCTGAATTATAAAAGCCTGTGCCGATAGCCTTGTCTCCACCTGTAGCAATTTGCCAAAAGTACCTCTGGCAAGCGGCTAATTCTCCTTGGATTGTTGCTGCATAAGTCTTAAATGGTGTCGCTACTGAACCAAGTTCTAACTGTACACCAGTGATTTCAAAGTAATCTGCTGCACCAGCAGTACCCACTCCAGCAAAAGAAAAATACAAAGCCAGTTGTGTTGATGTTGATGAGACTGTTCCTGTCATAGTAAAACGCTGCCAAGTGGTTGTAAGTGTGTTATTAGCAGAAACAACGGTTGCTTGCCCAGTCATACCAGTTGCTACATTTTGGTCTGTTCCTGTGCCAAAAGTTAAGTTTGCATTTAAAAAACTAGATGCTTCGGAATAGTTTGCACCTTTTCTTGCATAAAAAGAAACAGTTACAGTTTTGCCAGTAAAAGGAATTGAGTTAATTGTTTCTAAAGTTTGTGCAAAATAAATAGTTGAAGTACTTGTATTGCCTGAGTTTCGTTGGACTCTTGCACAATACTGGATATTAGGCAGGTTAGTCGTATCACCTGTTACTTGTCGTGTTGTTGTAGCACCCGCAACACCTGACCGAAACATCTGCCAGCGGTCAGCAGTATATGGTGCACCTGCTGAGTCTGCTGATGTCGTTCCGCGCTGCCACACCTGAAAAGCAGAATTAAGAAATGGTTGCTGTGCGTATGGTGCTTGATAGCGCAAACCTGTTGAAGTGGAACTATCTGCTACGAGCGTTTCGCCGTTAGCGCCGACCGCCAAGCGGGCCGGAGTATCGTTAGCTGTAGCTGAAATCAGATCGCCTTTAGCATCGACGATACTATTTTGGATCGCGTTAGCATCATCCGTAGTAACCCAAGTAAAGTCCATATCCGTACCGGAGGTTTTACTAAGTACCTGCCCAGTAGTGCCGCCCTTGAGATCGACTAGCGAAGCATCGATAGAGTCTCCAAGGGCCTCAATAGCCGTAGCTCCATCTTTGACTAAGTCAGTCGATGTAGGTACAGGCCAGTTAAAATTAGGGGTAACTGTTGCCATTATGTCAAACCTCCAAATGCGTTTTCCCACTCAAGTGTAGCGTTTACACCTGTCCAAATCAGGCTAGGCGGGCTTACTGTGTCCCATTGTGGCGCGACCAATGAGAAATCTGTAGGGCTCAGGGTTAGCGTTATGTCTACGAATTGAGGATTAGCTCTAATGGCAAAGCCCTCTAAAAAGCCATTAAAGGATCCGTTAAACATATTGATAGGTAGATCGCTAATAACAATAGGCTCACCAAAAAATACATTTATGAGCTTGTTTCGCTCAGCATCCGGTAAGTCTGAGTTATCTAATCTGAAAGTAATGGCCTGCAGTTGCTCACGTGGGATAGCCCGGAGCCCTAGCTCGCGATCCATTACATCGTTTACATCGCTTAAGTTATGCAGGTTAGAGCTTACGCTGCGCTGATAGCGGCCATAGTTAGCGATCGAGTCAGCATCTAAAGCCGTGGCCTGATTATTGTAATTATTACCATAGTTAAATACGAGCGAGTTACGGATCTTGCCTATCTGTAAAATTGACTTAACGCTCGACGGGATAGCGTAATTAGCCGAAATAGTCGTATAGCCGTTAGCCGATAGGTAAGCCGTACGATGATCGGCATCGGCGTAACAGACTCGCCCAGCCTTGTCCTCATACATATTACCGAGCGCGCTTTGTGCGATCTGCGCGCATAGGTTATAGCTACTAAACGGATCAGCTGAGCGAGAAATCATCTCGTAGAGGCCCGGCTGGTCAATCTCGCCAAGGCCCACGTTTTCAGCGTTAGCCCACGTAGTCGTAGGGTCGTAGTCCTGCCATTGTAAAGCCGGTGCTACCTCAAACCAGCTATTAATAAGTAGCTCGTTAAGGATGTCGAAAATCTGATTGCCATCCTCAGTTTTAGGCAAAGCATCCGGGAACAGGGCTTTAGTCAATTTAGCCAAGGATCCTACGGCTAAAATATTACCGATTGTTATAAAGCCTACTTCCTCAGGCGAGCGTACCGAAATACCAAAATCGGATACCGTACCGCCAAAAACAGGCACGTACGTACCCGAGCTATTCTTTAGCTCTAAGGTAAGGCTATCGGTAACGTCAATATCAAAGGCCGAGTTATTTATATTTACGATCTCCATACGCGCATAGCCCGCGTTGCATTGTAGGTCTACGTCATCGCGACCAGTTGCCATATTTACGCTTAGCACGTTTGTATACTCAGTCGTGCCTACGATTATTTTCCACTCTGGGAGCCAAGTACTCACGCTATCGTATAGTCTCCGGAGCCTCTATTAACTGAGGTTCCCCTATAAGTTGATTGATTAAGTACGTCCTCAACAGCTCGAGCGATAGCCTCAGGATCGCCTAAGCCTGCCTCGATCTTAATATTATATGTAGCAGGGTATCCGCCGCCGTAATTCATAGTAGGGCTATATCCGCCTAGGTCGCCTTTCTGATCTTCGGTCAAAGTAGGGAACAGGTCAAAAATAGTTACATCTTTTTTGAGTTTACTCGTAGCCTCGGCCATTTTCTCGACTGTATCTATAACCGTACTCTTAGGGATAAGTGACCCCACGCCGCTCGAGGTAAGCCCTCCGGTGTTACCGCCTGTACCTATCTTGCCTAACAAAGCTATGTAATCTTGCAGCGCCTTTAGACGTGCCTCATCGGCCGCCTTTTGTGCCTTGGCTACCCGGTCGATCATCGATAACTCGGCAGACTCACGTAATAAAGTTGCAGTATTAGCAGCGCTCGTAGTCTTACTTAAAGAGGCAAGGCGCGCTATCTCGGTTAGTTGGATCTGTACGCGCTCGCTGTAACTCTCTTTAGCTGCTAACTGGCCAGCGGCAGTAATGGCGGCGTTATATTTCTTAAACGCTTCCTCTCGGGCTATCTCTTTATCAGCCTCAGCCATTTTAGATTTATTAATAGCTGTAAGTTCATTAAGTAACTGAGTGTTAATCGCTAAAAGCGAGGCATCGCTAATTTCTTTAATGCCTGCTAGTTTGGCTAAATCTGCGTTCTTTTGTAACGCTGCTAATTCGCCTATTTTTTTGAGCGCTAATTCGCCGTTATCCTCCTCGATGGCGATAAGAGCCTCGAGGCGCAGGCGTGTCTCTTTGTCATAGGTAGCCTTAAGAGCCGCAGCTAGTGAAACGCGGGTAGTATCAAAAACAGCCGCAGCCTTAGATAAAGATAACTTATTCTTTTCTGCTATCGCCGATTTTTTTTGTAGCGCTAATAACTCTTTAGCTCGCTTAGCGGCATCGGCTTCGGCCTTTGCTCGTGCCTTAGCATCGGCTTTTTGTGTATCTTGATTGCCAGCCGATAGCGAGCGATTACCAAACCCTCCGGCGATCTGTCCACTTTGTAAAGCGAAATACTGTTGCAGGTATTCGCCTGCCTTAAGGCCGATAGTTACATCGATGAGGCCAGCTACAGCGCTACTGAGTTTATCGATCTTACTAATTGTGTCGTCTATTGTCTCGCCGCCGGATAGAGCAGTAAGCGCACCGACTAAAGATTTACCGATCTTTTCGCTAGCGTTCTCGGAGGCTATGGCGAGTTTATTCATAGATCCGACATAGCTATCGGCGGCTACCTTGGCTTGGCCTGCGAATAATACTTGTAGGCGCTTTTGTACTTCCTCAAAGTTAGTAGAGGCTAACTCGGCTTGAGTAAGGCCTAGGTTAAGAGAGCGTAAGCCCTTAAAATTGCCTACGTATGCTTGGCTTAATATTTCGCTAGTTTTGGCTAAATCGGTTCCCGTGCCTGCCGATACATCCATAGCAAGGTTGAGCAATTCTTGGCTCTTAGTTACTGAGCCTGTTACCTGTAGCAGCTTAAGCATCGACGGCTGTAGCAAGTTTCTATTTACGCCCGTGGCCGCTTCGATCTTATCGATGTATCGATCGATTTCCGGAGTAGCAAAAGCCAAGCCGAGGTTACGTACAGCTGTAGTTAATTGTGCTACTTCTAGTTGCTGATCTGCAAAAGCCTTAACTGCATTTTTACCATACTGCGCTAGAGCGGCAGCTGAAAAGGTAAGCCCAAAAGCTTTAGCTAAATTCTTTACGTTTTTCTCAAAGCCACTTATCTGTTTTTGGCCTTTTGCTAAAGCCTTACCGTCAAAGGTAGTAACGGCATTGACGAATAAATCGGGTAACTTGGCCATTATGCCGCCTTCGCGTAACGGCCTTGATTAAAGCCAGCGATAGTTTTTTCAATAGCTCTTACTACGGCAGCTTGAGCCTTGCCTTGATCTTCTGACCAAGCTCTAAAAATCATACGTCCACGGCTTGCACCATCGCCATACAAAGGCCCCATACGGCTAATAAAGTTAGCGCCTGCGCCTGGGTTATTGGATCGGCTTTTAGGATCTCCGCCCGGGTTTTTACGTCCTGCAGTCTCGTAAATAGCGCCGCTTGCTGAGGCGTTAGCCACGATATACATCGACGACCAGCCGTTACGGTTGCGCTTGCTAGGCGAGGCTGAGTAGTACACGCCTTTACTAGCTAGAGCTGCATCATATAGTGGAAACATACGTACGCGGCCTTCGGTGTTAAGGGTTCTAAAGGCCGAGTTACGAGCTGTAATCTTTCGGCCCTTAGTCCCCTCATTCCAGTTATACAGGTTGCCCGGTACTGGAGACGGCGCATAGCCCCGAGCCTTGTCCCGGATGGGGATCATCACGCCTTTAATCTCTTTGTTCATCTCTTTTAATAATTCAGGATCTATTTTACGCATAGCCTTTAGAGTCTCTTTAACGCCGTCTAGTGTTACGGACATTTTTAACCTCCTCGGCTTGCTCGTTTAATACCTTTACTAACATCTTAAACATTTCTGTATCGAGATCGAGTATCGCCTGAGGCGCGACCTGTAACCGTATAGATAGCTGTGCTACTAAGTAGGTTAAAGAGCCGCGCCCTAGGCTAAAGGTTCGTCGTCTAGTACCTCAACCCTAGCCAAGGTATCTAAAAACTCTGCCCCAAACATCGGTACGGTTACTCCGGATGCCTTGAGGCATTCCCAAGCTAACCAATACACGTCGCTTTGCTTCTCGTCATCTCTAAAGGCTTTGTGAAAACCTTTTTTTGCGTAGATCTCAAAGGCGTACTCAATTCTCGGCGTGATTTGATGCTCTGTTACCTCGCCTGTAGCCCTTGTTATTTTGAGTCGTGCCATTTGTTGCCCCTTTGTTAGTTTGTTATGGTGCTGTAGTAATTACGATTGGTGAGTTACAAGTAAATGTAATGCTCTGTGTGCCGATATCTCCAACAGCTCCGTTAATATCTGTAGTGTTATTTACTAGGATAGTCGTGCTGTATAAAGGGTTAGTAGCTGATACGACTGCGCTAGTCTGCTTTAGCGTGATTGGTACAGTCGTACCCCAAGCCGCCTGCAAAGTAGCGTTTACGTTAGCTGCTGCTGTATCGCTCAAAAAGTCTAGTGAGATCGTAGAAGTCTCCAAACCTTTTGTAAATTTTCTGCTGGAGTCCCCCATAGCTGTCACTTCGAGTTCCTCAAAAACGCGGTTAATTGTCGCGCTCGTTACGTGATCACTCAGAGCTATAGAGTTCAGAGTTACGACCACGCCATTAGATAGAAATACGGCCATCGCCTATTCCTCGCTTTTCTCTGTAG